AAATAGTTTAAGAGGTCATAATAAAAAATTTAGAAAAGAATACGGTGAAATGGTGATTGCTTGTGACAGTTATAATGTATGGCGAAGACAATCATTTCCTAACTACAAAGCAGGTAGAAAAGCAAGTAGAGAAAAATCTGAACATGACTGGACAATGATATTTGATATATTGTCTAAAGTTAAAAACGAGATTAAAGAATTCTTACCTTACAAGGTGATAGAATTAGAAACAGCAGAAGCAGACGATATCATTGCTGTTCTAACAAGACGAGTAAAAGAGAAGATACTAATATTAAGTGGTGATAAAGACTTTATACAATTACATAATGCAAGAATAAGACAATACAATCCTGTGCTTAACAAGTTTGTAGGTGACGGTGAAAATCCAAGTCTATATATTAGAGAACATATACTAAAAGGTGATAGAAGCGATGGCATACCAAACGTACTATCAGACGACAATGTTTTTATTGAAGGTAGAAGACAAAGACCTTTAAGTAAAAAGAAGATAGAGGCATGGTGCAATGAGATCGTACCTACTTTTAATGATGAAGAACAAAAGAACTACGAAAGAAATAAAACATTAATAGATTTGAATTGTGTTCCTAAGGAATTAGAAGACAAGATAAATCGTGAGTTTGAAAATTTTGAAGTAGCAACTAGAGATAAGATTCTAGGTTATTTTATTAACAAAAAACTTAAAACTTTAATTGAAGTCATTGATGAATTTTAGACTTCAAAAGAACTGTTAAGGAGAAAAAAATGGTTATAATTAGAAGAAATCCAGATGGATCAATTGCAAATCCAGACATGGTAAAACAACAAACGCAAGCACAAAACGAACAATTACAGCAACAACCTGTATCACACCCAGCATTGGCAAGTAAAAGAGGTATGCAAGCACTACAAGATGTAGGCAGAGCAATACCACCTTTGATGAGTGAGATCGCTACAAAAATCAATAATGCAAAAGATAAACCTAGAAAATTAAAAGTATTAAGAGATCACGATTCAATACCTTTAAGACAGGTTTTAAAAGGTGCATTTCATCCAGATATAAAATGGTTATTACCTAAAGGTGATAATATACCATACACACCTAATGACGCTCCATTAGGCACAGATCATACTATATTAAGTCAAGAAGCAAAAAGACTATATCTTTTTATAGAAGGCGGTGACAATGCTATATCACAAAACAAAAGGGAAACAACCTTTGTTCAAATGCTAGAAGGATTATCTGCTGAAGAAGCAGAATTCTTAATCGCAGTTGTGAATAAAAAAGTAAATAATAAGTACAAAGGTTTTACAGCGAATCTAGTTAAAGAAGCATTTAACTGGAACGATAATTTTATGAAAAACTAATCTTTGTTCACGTTTTGTTCTCATTTAGAAACCCTTATATTTCAAAAAGTATTGATTTATAAGGGTTTTTTTATGTAAATAGTGCTTGACTTTTGTATCAAACTCTGATAGGATATACACTTAATAACGAACAAAAGGATATACATTATGATTACTGTAAACAATACTGCTAAAACACTAGACGAAGGAATTAAAAATATGATGTCTGGTGCTAAAGATGATTATGCTAATTGGGGAAAAGGTTCTGATTACGGACAAAGACAGTTAGCAGAATGGGACAGTAAAACTAAAGTAACACAAGGTAAGAAATACATTAAAGTTGTACAAGAAAACGGCGTATTTTGTTTTATTGTAAAAGAAGACTTTAAACATTTTAAAAAAGGTGATATATTGAAAGCCGCTGGTTACAATGCACCTGCTTTAAACTCTGCCAGAGGTAATGTACTTACTGGTAATTATGCAATTCAATGGACAGGTCCATTATACTTAAAATAATATGTTTGATCTAACACACGGAATTTTATTCTTCTTTCTATCCACGACTTCAATCATTTTGATTTTAGTCGTGGTTTTATTTCTATCAAATAGAGTTAAAAAAGAACAAGAAGAAACAGAAATACAAAAGTCAATACAAAAACTAAAAGGATAAATATATTATGAAACTAAATGCTAAACAAAAAAAAATACTAGAAGAACTGGTAAAGACTAAAGGTTCATTTAAAACAGCTACAATAAACAAAAATGATACTGAAAAAGGATTTGATGATATTGTAAAACTATATCTAAAAGGTCTAATAACTTTTCAAAGAAAATATGACATTGATCTAGTCGGTCCATCTAACGAACATATGGTTAGATTTAAGTGGTATTTAATTACACTAGATAAAAGTAAAACTCTAAAAGATATCAGGAGTGTTATCAAGGCAGGTCAAATTGCCTAATAGACAACAGGTTCAGAAATGGTTAGACACAACTTGGTTTTATACTAAAGTTATATTTGCATTATGTATATTTGGTACATTTGCTTATGGTTGGGGTACTTACAATCCTAATAAGTCAGCAGTTGCAGCCGTAAATACTGAACTAGATAAATTCTATGTAAATAAGATCAAAGAAATGGATCTACAAGAGCCTGAATTTACTTATAATAATGATATTCAATTTGTTAGGGCAATGCATAAATGTATTAACTATATAAACTTTACTACACCTAAACATTTAAGAGTACCTTATGAAATGATTATAGGTCAGGCAGCTTTAGAGTCTGGTTGGGGCAAGAGTAGATTTGCCACAGAAGGTAATAATCTATTCGGTATTAGAACTTGGTCAGAAGAAGTAGCACATCTATTACCTATCGGTATTGAGAAGTGGCCTGGTTGGGGTGTGAAATCATTTGCCAGTAAATGTGATAGTGTAAAATACTATATTGATTTACTGAACAATCATTCCGCTTACGAGAAGTTTAGAAAGTTAAGATTAACTACAAACGATTCTATGTTATTAATTAAAACACTTGATAAATTCTCTACAACAAAAGATTATGACAAGAGAGTGATAAGAATGATTAAGAAAATAAGAAAACTAGAGGAGAAATAATGGCAAATACAATGAAAGATATGAAAGAAATGAAAAGAATATTAAATGCTGAGAGAGCGTGTAAGAATGCTTTAACAGATTGGGGAAAGAACTTTTGGTATAACACATTTAAGAAATTGTGTGAGAAGTATGATCGAATGGCATATTTCAATAAAGTTAGAGGTGATTAATGAATGACGGTAACAGATAAAGACGCTAAAGAACTACAAAAAATGATTGATAAGTTAGAAAAACAATCTAAAAAAGACAAAGAAAAAGAGAAGAAAAAACAGCTTGACAAACCTAAAAAGAAGTGATATAGTAATAGTATGAACATTTTTTATTTACATAAAGACCCCAAAATTTGTGCTGAACAGCACCTAGATAAGCACGTTGTTAAAATGCTTATTGAGTATGCTCAACTTATGTCAACTGCTCACAGAATGCTTGACGGTGTTTTGTATCAAAGTAAAACAAAAGCAGGTAGAAACATTAAGAGATATAGATTAGAAAATAAAAACGAAGAGGCAATCATCTATAAAGCTTGTCATAATAATCATCCGAGTGCAGTATGGGTTCGAAACAATGCCTACAACTACAACTGGTTATATCAGATGTGGTCACACCTACATGATGAATTTAAATTAAGATATGGCAAAGATCATAAGTCATATACTTTACTTAAAGACTTATTGAAAAACCCCCCTAAAAATATTCCCCTAAATATTCCTTTTAATCAACCGACACAAGCAATGCCTGATGATGTAAAGAATAAAGATAGTATAACTGCTTATAGAGATTACTATATTAAATACAAGAAGGATTTTGCTACATGGAAAACAAACATTCCACAATGGTTTAGTGAGGGAATAAATGCCAACATATAGATTTTATAATAAAAGAACTAAAAAAGAATACACAGACTTAATGTCTATTTCTGAAATGGAAGAGTTTATTCAAAAAAAACATATCAAACTATTACCACCTACAACATTAAATATTGTATCTAGTGTAGGTAATATAGATAGTAAAACTGATAGTGGTTGGAAAGAAGTGTTATCAAAAGTATCTGAAGCACACCCAGCAAGTAATCTAGCGGCACAATATGGTAAGAAATCAGTAAAAGATACACAGGTTGATCGTGTAATTAAGACCCACAGAGCAAAGAAAGCAGGGAAGAAAGTATAAATAGTACTATGGCAGATTTCGATTTTTTAGATGGATTTGACGCTGATGGCGATTGGGGTTTTACCTCAGTTAAACAAAAACCAGCGACAGAAAGTAAGGCAGAGTCAGAAGCTACAAAAGAAGTTGTTAAGACAACAGCAGACAATGTAGGTAAGGCCGTGTCTAGCGAAATTATCAATAGACTAGAATCTAAACTAGACAAACTATTGAGAGCAACAAATGAAACAAAAGAAACAGTTGTTGCCAAGAATGAAACAGAATTAGAAATTGCTAAGAAACAAATGGATGATGAGTATGATCTACGAAAAGATAATCTTGGCAAAGAATACAAAGAGGATTTTAAGAAACTAGAAAAACTTATCATACCTCTATTAATCAAATTAGCAAAATCACCCGAGGCCTACATTCACTGGCCGAACAGAGCAGAAGTAATCGAAGCACAACTGAAAAAGATTGTACAGATTACTCGTGGTAAATAATCAACAAAGGATATAAAATGAAGTTAAGCAAGAATTTTAGTTTAAAAGAAATGACTGCTAGTCAAACTGCTGAGCGTAAAGGAATTAATAACAATCCTAATGACGATCAGATTACTGGACTACAAAAATTATGTGAAAACATATTACAACCAGTTAGAGATCACTATGCTACACCAGTGACAATCTCTAGTGGCTTTAGAAGTGAGGAGTTGTGTGTTGCAATAGGTTCATCAACTAACTCACAGCACGCTAAGGGCCAGGCAGCTGACTTCGAAATATTTGGAACTCCTAATGCTGAATTAGCAAAATGGATTATAGACAATTTAGATTTTGACCAACTAATATTAGAGTACCACAAACCAGAAGAACCTAATAGCGGATGGATTCATTGCTCATACAAAAGTCCTACGGATAATAGAAAACAAACATTGAGAGCATTTAGAAACGATCAAGGTAAAACTCAATATGTTGAGTACAATCCTAACTGAACGCTTGGTATAGTCAGTAAAGACGAAATAAACGATATGCTGACACTTCATAGAAGTACATAGTGCTTGACCTTTTGTTAGGTATGTGATATAATATAGACTATGAATACATTAAACGAATACTTTAAAAAGAACCATGACCCTAAAGTCTTTACTCATAAATCAGTAGAGAAAAAACCAGATTTACAAACAGAAACCATACAAGGTAAAAGATTCTATGTCTTACCTAATGGTGAAAAACTGCCCTCGATCACAACTGTGCTATCGGCTAGAGGCAATGAAGGTATCGCAAGATGGCGTGCCTCGGTAGGTGAACAAGTTGCAAATACCATAATGAGGAATGCAGCGAATAGAGGTACTGCCGTACATACACTAACAGAAAACTATTTAAACAATGAAGAACTATCTCAGCAAGGTGTTTTACCTACTGCGCTATTTACGATATTAAAAACTGAACTAGATAAGATAAATAATATAGTAATGCAAGAGGGTGCTCTGTACAGCGATAAATGGGGTGTTGCAGGTAGAGTCGATTGTATTGCAGAATATGATGGTAAGTTATCAGTAATAGATTTTAAAACATCTACAAAAGAGAAAAAAGAGGAATGGGTAGAGAACTATTTTATTCAAACTTCTGCTTATTGTGAAATGTTTGAAGAACAATATGGCAAATCAATTGACCAGATTGTTATATTGATTGTGACCGAAGAAGGTGCCACACAATCTTTTGTTAAAGATAAAAAAGATTACTTACCCCTATTAAAACCAGCAATAGAGGAGTTTCATAAGAAATTTAAAGAGAATGGGAAAACTAATTAAAACTATATGTGGACTATTTTTTATATTATGTTTATCCAGTAAGTCATATGCAAGTCCAATGGGATTACAAAACTATCCTTGGACACTACAACAAATGCCAATATGGTGTGGACCATTAGAAATGGTTAATGAGGCATTAAAAAATGAAGGTTATGAGGAGTTTGAAATTGCATTTGGTAGAATAGCAGCATTACCAGACGGTGAGATTGCTTATGCAGTAATGACTTATGCTCATAAAGAAATAGAAGGACATATTGTAAGAACAATGGAAACACCTGCTCAAGGAGAGAAGTGTGTATTAGAGGTTTTATTTAACTATACAGTTATTGAAACACCTAAACCAAAAACGAATTAATTGTTGATAAGAAGACAATAACTTTTAGGGACCTGGG